CTTTGGGGATTTTATTTTGACTGAATTTGTAGCAAGCTGGGATTTGAACCCATACACACCTGAATGGCTTGCCTTGACCTGTCACGCCTGACATATAAAAAGGCAAATCTTAAAAGAGGTCTAAAGTGGCAGTTTACCCCTTAAAAGAAATGCCTTGAATATCTTTGCAGCGCAACTGCCACGAAGCGCATTTCGTTCTAAGGCAAAGTTACCAACCGCCAAACATCTGTCCTAAAAATTATCATTCTCAGAACAAACATTTGGCTGATTGTTTCAAAATAATCGTGTGTGAGAGTTTGAATTGCTTTATATCTCTGTCATGCGAGTGCCTATGTTATCACTTATACTTTCAATTATGTATTTGTCGGCAAGTTCATTAAGCATTTCGCCTGCTTTACAAAACATTTCTGTTGTCTTGTCGTCAGGTTCTCTATATATCAAATAGTGAAGTGAGAAAAGGGTATCTATAACATCTTGAACCTTACCTTTAAAATATAAAGCTGCTCGTGTGTTTTCGCTTATTGGCATATTTGTTATTCGGTCTGCAAGGTTATGGCTATGCAATTCTTTTAACATTTGTGCCCTTTCTTCATTGTGACTTATTTCTTGTTTTGTCATTTTGCTTTGATTTACGATTGTTTCCATCTTTATATATGTTTTATTGTTACCATTCTTTTACTTGTTCTTTTAACTCATTGAATTTACCGTTTTTCAGAAGTTCAACTTCGGTATGAAAGTTTACATCTGTCAAACGATACTCTATTAAAGCACGCTTATAATCGTTGCCTTTCTCGTATGCCGATATAATTCTTTTCATCTGGTCGGCTGTTAACCCCCATCCATTTTTACGATTAAGGTTTCTTGCTCTCTGCATATCGCTTTCTCTTAGTTCTATCTTTGCCATAATTACATCATTTTATAGTTTTTATTTACTGAAACAACTTCAATACGAGCATTTAATAATGCTACTAATTTTTCATCAAGATTCTGAAATGCTGATTCAAACTTATCAAACAAATTATTATAGTTGACTTCATCATCATTACTAACTATATCATCTACATTGTTGTATAAATCGCTTAATGCGGCACGGCATTTCATTAACATTTTTGTTTTTTCGCTAATCTGAATACTGCTTGCATTCATTACCATTTCTGTGCTCATAATCATGCTATTTTTATAAGGTTACACTTCTTAAAACAACGCCATTCTTCTTTTTCGCAATCCCAGTACACCTGACAGTTATCTGCCGTTTTCTTCGTACCCTTTGTTTCAGGTATTCTACCACTCATTAAAGTACCGAAAGCCTGACGCAGTGTGCCGTCTGTTTTCTTGAAATAGAACTCAACCACTTTCTTATGAAGTAAAGCACGCAACTTGATATTAGTCCACGCTACTTTTAACGCTTCACTCATTGAATAACCGTTCTTGCGTACAAATGACCA